CAGTAGTGTCATCTGTTTTTACAATACCACTAGCTGTAACTGTTGTAGCGGTTAATGCTTGTGCAGCAATCGTGCTACCTGCTTGTGCAGTAAAAGTATTTGCTGTAAATTGAAAATCATCTGCTCCTGCAATTCTAATATCTATTTGATCATCTGTATCAGCTGTAATACTTGTATCAGCATCAGCGTCTAAAATTAATTCATTACCATCTAAGTCATGTGCTCCAGTAGATGAAATCCCTGTATCAACTAAATTTGGATTAGTTGCATGATCAGCCGTGGCATAAACAATTTTAGTTCCTTTATCTGTTGCTGCAAAAGTAACTGAACTTCCTGATCCAGAAGCATATTTAAATTGAACTGTATAAGCACCAGATGTACCATTAACTAAAATATACATCTGTTGAACATCTAAAGGAATTGTTACAATTTGGTTTCCAGTTATTGTTCCAGTGAATTTTATAATTCTATGTGCAAGCACCGCGCCTGCTGAACCATCAGAAACAGATAATGTTGTTGTATCAGCTGAACCCGCTATATCTTGTTCTGTATAGCCACCAGCTATTTGTTCTACAATTTGTAAATTAGTATTAGTCTTAGTACCCCAAACACCGGCGTTCTCGCCAGTTGTCATTAACTCTGTACCCAGACCCGTATAACTTGATGCCATAATTTATCTCCTAAGCGCTAGCTACAAACACCTCCACGTCACATGAATCTGTGTCTGCGTCAGCTGTAATATCTACTAAATCATTTAATGATACTGTTAATGCAGATCCTCCTGCATGCATCGTATCTACAACTCCACCACTATTATCACCTGGATAAATGAAAGAATGACCAGCGTCTACTTTAATTGCAAACTCTGTACTGTCTTCATCTCTAAATGTTAATGTAATATGGTTAGTTGAATCTAAATTTGTAATTCTAATGTATCTAACATCGTCTTCATCGAATTGACCTGCTAGATAACTTTTTGATAAATCTGTTGAAGAAGCTGTAGCAAAACCTAATAGCCCTGTTTCAGTAGTTGAAATAGTTACTATTCTTTTAACAATTTCATTAACACTTGAAATATCTAATGATCTTTCGCTATTATAACTATTGTTGTTAAGTGTGATTTCTTCGATTACTTTAGTTGTTAGTGTTGCCATTATTTATCCTTTGATTTTTTTTTATCCTTTTTTTTATTTTGGACTTTTAATAATGCATCACTTATTGCTGCAGCTCCTATACCAATTAAAACGCCTTTTTTTTCTTTTTTTGCGGTTCTAAAAATTTTACCAGCAACTTTTTCTGGGGTTTTCAATCCTTTTATTATTGCTCCCATTCCTTTAGTTATTAGTGTCATATTTTATTCCTTACGGTGACTGAACGTTAACTGGTATACGTGGTTCTCCGTCCGTATAGTCGTCTCGTCTTCGTCTCCCTATTTGTTCTGCACCAAACTTCTGAACTTCAGTTTGATACTTTTGTTCGTATAATTGTAGCATATCCATCGGTCCTTTTAAATAGCTAAATGCTTCTACCAAGCATGCATATAAAAGTCCATTTCCAAAATTTGTGCTCAAATAAGTTGTAGTATTTGCTGAACTTAATCCTAAAGGTCTAGCATTATAATGCAATTTATACATAAAAGCAGAGCTTGGAGTAGGAACGATTTTTATTCTACCTGATGAAGTTGCACCAATTCCAGTGGCTCCACCATCAGACATAGCATAATATTTAGGTGTTCCAGTAGTAGTTTCAGCTGCATCATACTCTCTTAAATAGCTAATATCCTTCTTTTCTAGCCAACTGTTAGCTCCAGTTGCAGCTGTAGTTGAAGTATAAACCTGCATACCTCTTACAAATAATGTTCCTGCAGGAACATGAACATTATCTTTTGAAGCAACTAAATTACCAACTATCTCTCTTCTATCTGCGTCAATTGGAACATCTCTAAAAATTCTTAATTCTGAATTATCTATAAATTGATCTGTAATAGTACTAGATAATACAGAAGTACCAACTTCGGTATAATTACCAATTGCTGTTGTAAGTGTTGAATATGTAAATCCCGCCATTATGCACTAAGGGTTGCTGGTCCTACTGAGACTGGAAACCCTCCTCCTTTCACGCTACCTGCTGTTGCAGTGTTAGTATCAACTGTAAAATAAAACCAATTGTCAGTTTTATCTGTGTCTCTACTACCACTAACATACTTGCCTGTAGTAATAGCATACCCTGCTGATTTTGCAATGTTGGACCCAGATATACCATCAAAGCTTAATGGGTCTGCATAATCCCCTGCAGTTGTTGATGCTCCTCTAAATCTGTATGTATCTCCATTTGTTAAACCATGATCTGGTGAATAAACATTTATAATACTTGATCCTGATCCATAAGTTGTAAATGGATTGTGTGGTAATAATCTTGAAGTATCATTTTCAGTTCTAGCTGGTCTTGCATCTCTTAAAGCTTGTGCATCTCCACCATGTGGTTTTGGTTCTAGTTGTGGATGCTTTGGTTCAAATTCAGATTTATGAACAAACATTCCATTCCACTCTTTAACCATTTCATTATATGGAAAAGCCATTCCTGATCTGTCTGATATTGCTAATGCTCTTTTTCCTCTTGCGTATGCCATATTAAATATTTGGATAATAGTTTTTCGGAGTTATATAAGTGCTTGCTGCAGATCCGTCTTCTGCTAGGGCACGTGCCAGTTCATCCTCATACAACAATTTCATTTGTTGTACTATTTGTGGATTAAATTTTTGAGCTAAATAAAAAGCTAAACCTGAAGCCATACAAGGTACAAATCTATATGGAACATCTGTTGCATCTGTGTAAGTTGCATCAGCATCTTGAATTCTTTTTACATAATAAAAATGTAAATCTTTAGATGCATTAGATGAGTCTGCTGTTGGATAAACAGTTAAAGTCGTTTTGTCCACGAATCTTTGTACAAAATATTGTGAAGGAGTTCCTTTAGATAGTTTACTTGATAAAGCAGAATAAGCTGATCTAGCTATTTTAGTTAATGCAGAATCCGATTGAGTTGTTTGTGTTCTATTACTTCTTAATGTTGCTTCAAGAATATCAGCAACACCATAAATACTAGAAGGATTTGTTACAGAACTTGTTCCATCACCACTTGCTCTATAGAAAGTATATTCAGCTTGTCCTTCAATTAAATCTATATTAGCACTAGCTACTTCCCAGTAGTGTAAACCTCTATTACCCCATTCTTGAAAAAGAACGTTAAGAGATCTTCTTGCTGTTTTTAATTGATAACCACTTACTGCTGAAATACCAATCCGCTCATAAGCTTCTTGTATAATTTCATCAACAGCAAATGTTTTGTCGAACGTTACTGTTCCAGAAGTAGTATTAGCCATGCTCTACCTCCTAATCTGAATATAACTTTTTAAACTCTGCTACAATTGTATACATGTTTCCAGCATCAGCTGTGCTTGGAACAACTAAGTTAACATCACTTTCATTGGTATTTGATGATTTGTCAGTTTTCATTCCGCCAAATTCTCTAAAGTCCCAGTAGCCTGTTCCTGTTAAACCAATAATTGGAATATCACCATCATCATCTTCTTCGTCTAAACGTGCATATGAATCTCCACCATCTCCTGAATCACAAGAAAACCAAATTCTTAATAATACTAAGTGTATGCAAGAAGAACCTTCACTGTTTGTTGCCATTGTAGAAACATCTCCAAAAACTGAAGTTGCACCTGATCCATCTGATTGATTTACTATTTTAACGACCACTCTTGCATCATTTTCTTGCAAGATAGTTGGTCCTGTTACTGTGTCTGCCATAATCCCTCCTTAATCAAGATTACTAGATGGGGCCGAAGCCCCATCATGATTTATTTATTATTCAAAAACGTGTCTACTTATTGATGTGTAGTGTACGTTTACTGCTTCGGCTGCTGCCGCACCTGCTTCAATACCAATGTATGGAATTAAATCCACATCATTAGTTAAAGCAGCTGATTTAGTTACCTGTTTACCAGGTTCAGTAGCTGTTACTGCAGTACCACCTGTGCTTCCTGCTGTACTAGTAATGTTGTACTGTACACCATTAACAAAAATAGTCGCTTTTCTATCACTGTCAATTTTAATTTTTAAGTGATAAAGCGTATCTGCTGCCACTGCAATCGGAAGTTTACTGATGTAATCAGTACCACCAATACTATGCACTAAGTGCCAGTTAGCAAAAGTAGTGAATGCTTCAGAGTTAGTAGCATCTGACTGAAACTTGAAAAAGATTTGGTCGTCATCAGTTGCAACTAATTGATCATTAGTTAACTTTAAACCAGCCCAAACTTTTTGGTTATCAAGTGCAGGTAATGAAATTGAACATTCCCATTCAACCTGATTCTCAGTACCCCATAGAACTTTAGACCAAGCTGATTGGTTAGTATCTAAATGTGGTAAAAGAATTGACTGATCCTGATCTGCACCAGCA